TTCACGGCCACGGCATTCAGGTCGGACGGCCTCTTCATGGCAATCCACGCATTTGTCGGGCCAATCGTGTATTCTCGCGACGTTAGGTGGGGCATCGAGAACAACTGGCTTTCGCCGTTCCATGTCTTCACGGTCGTCATCAATCCGATTTGGACCTACGGGGCGAACAAGGGCAAGAAGATTCACCTGCCCGACCATGTCCCTGCCGCCAGCGCCTACAAAATCCTAGCCAACTGCTACGAATCGATGGTGTTCTTGCGCGAGAAGTTGGCCGCCGGACTCGCGAAGGGCCGGCGCCCCATCATTGTCTACAAGACGGTCGAGTCGTGCAAACGGTTGCGCGAGTTCTGTAAGGACTCGATCGAGATGAATGTAGCGTCCGCGCAGGCCGGCAAGAAATCAAAAGCGCCCATCTATCGGTTCAAGAAGGGCGAGGAGCGCATCTTATTGGCCAATTCTTCATTAATATCAGAGGGTTTGGACATACCGAGTGCCGATATGCTGTTCCTGTGTACCCAGAATTCTAGCGATATTGTTACGTTGCAGGCGCTCGGGCGCGTACTTCGTCTACTTGAGGGAAAAACCAATGCGGTCGTCATCAACTTCGAGATCAGGGGATATGGGCAATTTGAGCGAGCTGGAGAGAAGCGACGAGCACTCTTTGATAAAATCAACCCGGACAACCACAGAGTCGTCAACTTATGAACCGGGGGAAGCGATGAGAAACGAATGGGACTTGTTGGTCGATAGCGACGGGATTGATATCGGCGACAACATTACCGTCGAAAACGACGACGGGACCGAGAGCATCTATCGGCTGACAAAGTACAGCAGCGAGTCCGTGTGGCTCAAGGGAGAGGACGGGGCAGCTTACCGCTTTTCCGCAGACACTCTGGAATCGGTAAACTGCTACAAGGTCATCACTGGTAAAGCCTAATGTTACGCGGCCTTGGGTCTGATGTTGCCGTTGTCGTCGATGTCGAACCCGGGCGGAATGTAAATGAGCTGGCACCGGCAATTGTAGTGGGCTGGCGGAATCGACAGAACCCAATCCTTCTTTTTGAGCGACAGGTTGAAGCCGGCGGGCTGGAAGTCGCTGATTTGGTAAATCTTGAATGACCCGTCTAGTCGGCGGGCCGCGACCGAACAGAAATTACATGTCTTCTCGTCCCGGAACGCGAACCACGCGATCCGCAGGGTGTCGTCTTGGCGCCCGAACGTCTCGACCAGCGACTGGTGGGTGCCGACCGCCGACGCCAAATTGGTGTCGGTGCGGGTCATCAACTGCCATTCGGGGCGATACCGCTCGATCGCTTCCTTGAGGGCGCGGGAAATGCCGGCAACCGGAATCTTACCGGGGGCGTCCTGCTCGATCGCCTCGTCAAGGGCCGCCTTGGGCTTTGCCCCTTCACCCATGAGGTCATGGGCGGTCTGGTGGATCGACGCTATGGTGGCTTCGTGGGCTGCCCGTATAGCCACCTCGACGGCCTCCACGAGCCTGTTCTGCATCTTGATCTCGGCCTCGTCCATGAATCGGCCAGTTCGGGTCGAGATTTGCTTGAGCGATGCTCCTATCAGGCCCTTGTTGATTGGGGCCGGCTCGGTTCCAAAGATGTCCTCGTAATGTTGACGATGGGTGTCGAGCGAATCCATGTAGGCGGCCGGCACGATACCGGGCACCACAAACTCTTCCAGACCCATCAGCTTTGCTGAGACGCGGGCGTCGCGGCCAGCCGCGTCACCAAGCAGAATCCACCGGAGCGCCGACGTGTACTGTTCCATCAACTCGTCGATGGTGTTGCCGATATCCAGATCGGCCTTCGGGATTGCGCCGGTCCACCCGCGCTTCAGATCGTCCGCCTTTTTGAGCGTGGCGGTCGCAGGCTGCTTCAGCCGCGCGATGATTGCCCGTACCATCCGGTCCATCACATGGTCGAACGCCTTCATCGACATTTCCTCGATTGTTTCAAGGAAATCGACATGTCTGCCGTGTGCCAGATCATCCTTCTTCAGTATTTTTCTTATCGGTGTCAGTTTTTTCATCTTGTTTCATTTTCTCTTCGTGAACGACCCCTAACGATTTGCGCGAATAGAGTCCGTACAGGTCGACCTTTTGCCCGTCGCGGTGAAGCGGCAGGCCAGTGGGGTGCTTTCTCTTGACGGTTGGGCCCTCTGGCGTCACTGTGGGCGGCAGCGCCACGGCGTCCGTGATGGCCGTCTTGTATTCGGCCGGCAGGTACATGGTGAGGTCGAGCCCTTGGGCGCCCCCGCACAGATCAGCCACCGTTTCCATCAGCGCAATCAGAAGCTCTCGGTGCTCTGGGAGCCGCAATGTCTCGAGCGCCGATTCTATGATCTTTCCGAGGCTTTGTGCGTTGATGAGGACGAGGTCGCAGATTTCCTTGTCGGACGCAGGCGAACCGTGAAGCGTTTGGGCGTAGACCCAAAAACAGTAGCTACAATCAGAGCTTGCGATGTACCACGGGCAACCGGGCAAAGTGTCGACCTCAACTCGACACTTTGATATCGGCCCCTCGGCCTTGATCGCGCTGATCCTCTCCAGAGCGGCCGGGCACGCCTCACACGGGGGGCCGTCGAGTCGGCGGGGGCAAACCTCACTAAATTTACTTTTCTGTTCCCTCATTGGGCTCCGTTCCTATCTCGGCGACATTCGCCATAGCAGCAATTTTTGCCGCCAGTACGGGGTCTTTTTGGAGAAAGTACGACAGGTACAATTCACACCGACCGACCCGTTCCGTCAATGTGTGAACAGCAAACATGAATCCAGCGAGTGCCTGATCAATTCGTTCGAGGAACTCCTCGTTGCTGGTCACCCGTCGTTCCGCCTCTTCCGCGTTTCCGATAAGGCCAGCTTTTTCTAGGTCGATATTCGTGTCTGTCATACCAGCTCCTTCCGTTTCGTGTCGAATCTGTTAAGCCCAAGTTCCAGCGCCCGGTCGGCAAGCTGCCGGTCGTACTCCCCGAGTAACCCGATAAGTTCGCCAGCGGATGACATCAGCGCGACGGCCGCGACGGCCATGGTCTCGGTTTCGTCGGGGGTGGCATCGACCATTTCCCTGACCGCATCGGCGATCCTTTTGGTAAAGGTGCAGATATAATGGGTTTCTTGGAACTCCGATTCGGAAACCGCCTGTTTCGCCGTCGGTGTATCGAATGCGTACAGTTCCCGCAACGGGCGCCGCCCGCCATTCCCCATGATGCCCATAAAATCTCCTCTACTTATCTATATTGTACCGTGGGTTAGAGGCAAGGTCAATAGAAAAAGGGAGGGTTACCGAGTAACCCTCCCAGAGACCAACACAAACAAAAGACCACCACATTCCTAGTACATCACGGAATGGGCTCCAGAGTCAACACTTTTTTATCGCGGAGACGTTTCCGCAACAATTGCGTTTCAACTAGATGGCAGGCGATACAAAGGGTTCTTAGGTTATCGAGCCCGCACTGGCCACCATCCTCAATGACCGGCGTCGTGTGGTCCATGTCCCACAGGCACCTTCTCGTACCTCGGAGTGCCTTGTAGGCCCACGGGTACTTGACGATCAGATCGATCCACTCCACCATTTTCGTCTCGGCGGCTGGCGTGAACGTGCCAGCCGCGATCAGCTCTTTGATTTTATCGATCGCGCGGTTCGGCTGCACCGAGAGCAGCAAGAAGTGCCCGAGCTTCTTCTCGAAGGCCATCTTGCATTTGTTGAATTGGTCGGTCAGGGCGTCGGTGTCGAGCCCGCACAGGCAACAGATTCCATTGTCCCGGCGGTACACCTTGGTCTTGGCATAGCCGGGGTCCGACCGGAGCTTCCACTCGTGGATACACGCCTCCGAACAGAACGTCTTGCGCGACGGCGGGACTTCCGTCCCGCAATAACGACAGAGGTAGCGACCGTTTGGGCCGCGAACCAGCCGACCGCACTTAATTGTTCGTTTTTGGCTCATTTGTGGTGTAATCTCCGGTTCTTGAGCTTCGCGCACACCCGCAAAAACGGACTCTTGATGAAGCACTCGAACCACGTCCACTTGTAAAACGATTTTGTACCCAATGTCGCTGACATCCGCAGGCTTTTGCCGTTTCGGTCCACCACATTGAACCTATACACGCTCTGGGTTGTGCCGAGCCGCTTTTTGGCCGCCTGTGCGGCTTCCGGGCGGGGCGAGTACAATAGCGACGGGTGGGTAAACAGCAGCAAATTCGTCCACTGACCCACGGGAATCTGGCCCCAATTCGGGACGCCCCACGCGGCTTTGAAGTCGTAGCCGTTCTCGCGGGCGGCAGGATTGAAGGTCAAACTACACGGGGAATTGCTAATGCGAACCATAGGCACCTCAGTCTAGCCAAAGAACCCGATAAGTCGAGTTCGCGGTTTTAAACACGATCTTCTTGCCAACATCCTCAACGATCTCGGTCACTTCGGTCGTCCTCCAGAACGTGCGCGACGTAATTGACCCGACCATCACGGTCTTGCCGATCTCGATGGGGTTGGGGATGACTGACCCGCTCTGCATGTGGTCCCACGCCTCGGCGTCAGGGTTGGTCTGTGGCCGCGCCAACCGTTCCAGCCTCACCTTCGACCTTATCCGTCGTGTCTTTCGTTTCATTTGTCGCCCCTTTCGGGTTGATGGCCTCGTTCGCCCGGGCGACGCCCTTGGCGATCTCGTCATCGATCTCGTGCGGCGTCAGGTATCGGCCAGCCAGCTTCGCTATTGACTGCAAGGTGCGCCCGCCAATGCGGGCCCCCTTGACATCACGTCTGTAGTTGGCGACCACGATTTGCCCGGCCAGCACCTCGAGCGTGGTCCTGAACTGCTTGGACATTTCTTCGCGGTGCTCGGCCTGCTTGATTGCGTCTAGCGGCAATCGGGCGAGACGGGCTTCGGCCTGTTGGGTGGCCGCGAGGCGGCGGGCGTCGGCCCGCTCGGCGCGGAGTTGGCGCCGCTTGACGTCGCGGAGATCGGCCGCATTGTGGGCGGCGGCCAGCAACACCAGTTTACGAAGGTCTTGGGCGTCGCCCTTCGGATAACGGCTCGGCTTGTCGGTCTTCTGGGCCTCACGCATTGCTTTCGGGTATCTCATTGTTTCTCCTCAAAAATTCGGATAAGTTTGTTCCCGTTCTGGGTTCGATCGTACCCGTTTTGGGTATTGGCCACGATGGCCTCACATTACTTATCGGAGCGAATGGGAAAAACTTGAGCCCCAACCCGTTCCCACTCCCACTCGTCCATATCGGGCACCTTTTTTATCAATTTAAACACAGCTTTGCAAGCCAAGCACTGCAATTCGAGCCCCTCGTCTTGGTCCCACGGGGCGGCGCCATACAAATCGGTGCGGCCGACGGTATCGTGGCAGGCCGGGCAATCCATGTGGACATGGACGATTTCGTTGCATTCGTCGCAACAGCCCTCTGGATACAGCGTGATTTTCATACCGACTCCTTCGGGGTGAGCCCCAGCGGGCCCTCCACTCACCACTCCGGTCAACCCGGTAAAGCCGCACAGGTGACGTGCGCCCGCGTTACACGCTTACTTCCCAGTACAATTGAGGACATGAGGCAAGGGGTGCCTAGTCCGTTGAACGGTTTCCCGCCACCTACGACCAGAGGAAAGTCGTTGTTCGGGATACCCGACACCCTACGACCAGAGGGACGGCCAGTCCGGTACGGCCGCGCAAGACCGAGGTTTTCTCCAAACCTCAAGACAACCACTCAAAGGCAGGTTGCGCCTATCTTGTCGCTCGGACAGTTGTGGGATCGCCTCAGCGTTGCCCACGACCGGCGTCAAAATCTAAAGACCCTTCTAGCCGGCCGCCGTTCTCCTTATTGGGGGGCCGACGATCAAACTCTCGATATACTTAGCCCCAACCGCTTCGGCTAAATCAAGTATGTTGTCGTATACTATTACGGTTTTGCCGGTCTTGAATGTGATGGTGGAACCAATCGAATCCTGATATCCGTTCTCGCCCTTTTCTCCCCACGCCTCTTCTATGAGCGAGATGTCGTCAGAATTCACAACAAAATCATCATAATCCGGACTCATCAAATTCATGAACATGTGTCTCCCTCCATGTGTAGTGGGCCCGTCCCGCATATAACGCCCGACGAAACCATGGTTTCGTCGTAGTATAGTCGTTCGCCCAAACGGTACATTTGTCCGCAATTTGCACAAACACGAAAATAATTTTTGCCATGAAAAACAGGAACATGACCGAGTTTCAAAAACGCCACAGCTAGGTGCGCCTTGCTGAGATAAAGGGGCTCTTGTCCCAGAAGTCGGCACTTATTTAACCGCTCGAGACAACAGCGAAGGGATGACGCCTCCTGTTGCTGATTTGTTGGGCGAATACCCAAATCACGCAAGGCGCTAACGCACAGATCGACGGCAATATTGAATTTTGCCCCATGTGCGGCATCGTCAAAAATCCTGAGAATTTCGCCTTCGGCGACCTCATTACGCAAACGAGAAATCAATTCTTTGAGTTCTCCCCTGTCCATACCCAATCCCCCTTTTTTGTGGCGGGCTGACCCTTTTCGAGGTCAATTAAGCTTCCGTCCTATCCCGCTTTCGCGGTTCGGGTTATCAAGCACCCACCCGATCCAATCTTCTCACTCCCCTTCGGGTTTGTCAACATCGGCCGCGACCAACCGGATAATAAACGTGGTGCCCTTGCCGATCTCGCTCTCGACCGAGATCGTCCCCCCAAACGACTCTATGATGGCGTGAGAGATGGACAGCCCGAGCCCAGTCCCCTTGCCGGGGTCTTTGGTCGTGAAGAACGCATCAAAAATCGTGGCCAAATGGTGTGGGGCTATTCCGGAGCCGTTGTCGGAAAAACGCAGCACAACGGATTCGCCCTCGTCGGCGGTCTCGATCCTGATCAGGGCGTCGGCACGGCCTTCTGTCGCGTCCTTGGAGTTGGATAAGAGATTCACCAATACTTGCTGTAACTTCCCGCCGTTCCCGTCAATCACGCCCCCCGCGCTCGCGAAATCGGTCTCGATGGAAAGCCCGCCCTTGCTGTAAATTGGCCTGATCAGATTCAAGGTGTCGTCGATTGCCTTGTGCAGGTCCACCTTGCTGATATCCTCAGTGTCGAGGCGGGCATATTGGCGAAGACCGTTCACGATCTTTCCGATGCGATCGGCTGCGGCGCGCAGTTTGTCCAGCAAAGTCAACAACTCCGGCAGCGACTCGGTCGCGACGACCTTCTTCATTCGTTTGTCGAGGATGGCGCTCATGCCGGCGACGATCGTTAGCGGGTTATTGATCTCGTGGGCAACGCCGGCGGCCAGTGTCCCGATCGACGCCAGTTTCTCTGAATGGAGGAGTTGGGTTTGGGCCATGGCGGCCTTCCTCTCGGCATTCTTCAGGTCGGTCACATCCCTCACCCTAGCTTGCAAAAATTGTTTTCCGGCTGACTCCATTCTCATCAAAGTGACCACGCACGGAAATTGCCGACCAGCGAAATTCATGTGCATCCAATCAAAATGACTGACGCCGACGAGCACGGCCATGTCAATCATTTCCTTCGCTTTTTCCGCAGATAGGCGGCCATCTGGCTGGCGCTCGGGCGATACTTCCCATGAAGCCCGAGCACAAAAAGCCGCCTTTGTCGCCGACCCGAACATCTCAACCGTGGAGGGATTCGCATCCGTGAACGTCCACGACGGAGGGTACAGAACCATGAGCGCATCTCGCGACAGTTGGAATAAGGCTCGGTGCCTCTCTTCGCTCTCGAACAATCTGGCCCCGGCGAGCTTTTGCTCAGTTATGTCCCGAAAAATCCCCTGAATGACTGTCCGTCCGCCCCACTCGGCGACACTACCACTAATCATCACGTCCCTGATCTCCCCGCTGGACGTGATGATTTTATCCTCTGTCAATAAATTGGGACCGCCATGCCGATGTTCGCGGAAGGTCGGGCTTAACCCGTTTATCAAGATGGCCTTGGGGTGAAATGAACTCTGGTGTTGTCCGACAATCTCGCCCCTATTCTTCCCCATTAGTTTTTCGGCGGCGGGATTACAATCGAGAATGATCCCGGTTTTGGCGTCCCCCACGAAGATGGCATCGCGGGCCGTGTTAAACAGCAGGCGATACTTTTTCTCAGATGCCCGATTCTCCGCACAAACGTCGCACTCGCACTCGCACTCGCACTCGCACTCGCACGAACACTCGCACTCGCACGAACACGCGACTTCAATTTTGTCTGTCATTCCGCGCCCTTTGCTTCGGTATAGTCATCAAAAACATCTCGGAAGTCCCAGTCGGTGTCGTGTATGATGATGTACACACATTTGGGCTCGATGTAGGATAGCAACGATCTCAGCGATCTCAGCCACGGCACGTCACACTCCTTCATGTCGTTGACGACCGCGACAAATAGCTGATTCGACGTCAATAGGGTTTGGATCGGGCACGACAGCCAATACGCATGATCCAGATAGAAATACGTCTTTTTCGTGAGATTATAGATGTTTGCTGCCGTGCTCATACTCCCTCCAAATTTGTTCACGTACCTCGTAATCGGTAATGGTCGGCTTCCGCCTCTGGAACCACGACACCACAACCGATAGGCTTGCGGCGACCAACCCGGTGCCGACACGGCGGCGCAGCCGTTTGGCCAGCTTGTGGTTGTAGGTGGTCTTGCGATTCGATATGAGTACGAACGGGATGCCGACCTCGTCGACCGCCTCGATGTTGTGGGGGCCGTCGTCGATCAGCAATATGGCTTCCTGTGCCTTGAGGGTCGCGACCTTGTTGCCGCCCAAGCCGATGACGAACACTTCGGAAACATCCGGGCAGAACTTCGCGATGAGCGCGCGGGTCTCGTCGGCTATTTCGTGGGCTCGGCACGTCACGACAATCAGCCTATAGCCCAAGCGGGCCAGACGGCGGACGGCCACGAGGGACTCTGGTATCAACCCCTCGGGATCGCACATGTATTCGGGTTTGTGGAATCGCTCCCTGATGATCTTGACGATGTCGGGCGGGACTTCCTTCATCTCCCACGACCGGACGGTATCGGGGTCGATGCCGTGCTCTACAAGGGCCCGACTGACGACATCGGCATCGTACAGGACGTCGTCAAAATCTAGTGCAATTGTGCCCTTTTTCATGTTTCCTCCGATGTAATAATCCTCGTCGGCGCCGATGCGCCCACAATTCATATTATCGGGGTTTCGGGCGGATGTCAATCGGACGAAATATCGACGGAGACGTCGACCATCCCCGGCTCTGGTTCGTCGTCTCCTTCGTCCCAGTCCTCATATTTTCCAGTCGGGGCCGCGTTGGCCGGCGCTTCGCCGTCGCTCCCGTCGAGGGGCAAATACGAGATTTCAACGGAGCAGGGAACCCAATCATCCGACTTGAGGTCTTCCAAATCGATCCGATAGGACTGCGAATAGAATAGGCCGGTTTCGTGATCGATCACGACGCGCTGAAAGCCGTCGATCGGGTCGCGGGCGGGCGTTATGAATCCGCCGCGAGCTGGGGTGGTCACGTATCGGCTTTTCTCGAGGGCTTCGCACAAGTTCATGGTGACTCCTTTCGTCAATGGCCAACCACACTATATCACTTATCGGCGGGAATCTCAAAAACTTTAGGGCCAGACGAAGAAAGTCATACAGCGCCACAAAGGGGCGTTTTGTACAGCTATATGACTACAAATCACTCTTCTTTGGTGTAATGGGCGTCCACCCACGCTCCGAAATAACTCCCCATGGACTTCCTAAGTCCCTGCACTTCTAGGAATTTCTCGCGAAGGCTGATCGGCTCTTCCGACTTCTCGGCCGGCTCGGCTGGAGCTTCCGGCTTGGCCTCTGGCTCGGGCGCTGCGGCGTGGTCGGGCACCTGTTCTTGCGGCTGGCCTTCTTGTGGAGCACCCTCGGCACCGGGTTGACCGCCTTGCGCGGCCATCTGGGCTTGGAGCTGTTGTTGTTGCATCTGTTGCGCCATCATTTTGTTTTGCATCTCGGCCTGTTGGCGCTGTTCAGCCACCGGCTGGACCAAAAGCTGCTGGTACGCCTGATTGAGGTTCGGGTCCATGAGGAATCGGTATTCGGGCTTCTTGGACGCGCCCTCATCACCAAAGAAGTGCTCGCGGTATTCCCCATAGAACATCTTGGCGGCAATCAAGGTGTTGAACTGGGGGTTCAGCGGGGCGTCGCCGGCGAACGGGAACGCATCGGTCTTCTCGGAGTCGGACCACAACGAGTTCATTGTAGCGGTCGTCGTCAGTTCCGCCGACTGTCGTTGGACGGCCGCGTCGCGCGTTTCTTCCCCGACGCCAACATAACCCAAACGAAAATTGTCCCGGGCTTCGGGGAAATTCTCATATATGATGTCATTGACGCCGTCGAATACGATGTCGAGGACTTGCCTGAGACCGCGCTCTTCGCCACGGATGATGTCTTCCTGCTTGTTCCCGCTGTTCAGGCCGCCTTGTGGGAGACTCAAGTGCCCGTAGCCCATCTCTTGGGGGCTGATCTGGAACGCGCTGCAAAGGGCGCGGATGACGTGCTCCTCTACCTGCAAGAATTCCATGTCGCGGGGGCTGGGTGACAGTTGGATGAAATTGGCCTTGATGGGGCCGCTGATGACCGGCATGACCGCCGAATTGTCGTTTCTGGTCGCGAAGTTATGGAACTGGCGGCGGAACTCATCGAGGTCGGCCGGACTCAACTCAACGGCCGCGTTGGTCGATTCGAGGCAAAGCAGCCCTTTGGCGGCCATCCCCTTGACGAACTGGTTGCGCAAGTAGCCGAGCGTTTGCTGATGGACGAACACCATGAAGATGGTGAGTTCGATCGGGCTCAACGGATAACCGTTCAACCCGAACAGCGCCTGAAACTGCCAGTGCCAGACTTTGAGTTCATCCTCGGAGTAAAAATTGACGTTCTGGCCGTTAATTTTCTGGATATAGGCGGCCGGCTTCTCTTCTGGCTTGATCTCGTTGTACAGCTTGACGTCTGACTCGGACTGTTCCATCGTGTCGCGGGTATTGGACAGCGTCATGTCCTCGCCGTGAACCGCATTAAATATGGTCTCGATCGGGACCGGACGAAACAGGACCGGGACTCCGTCTTCGGAACGAAGTACCTGAGTACCGCAACGGCCAAAGGTCATGATATTGCGGATTTGTCCCTCAACGAATCGTCGGAAATTACAATGCTTGAAGAACAGGTCGCCGTTCGCGAACACCGAATTGAGAACGTCTTCGTCTTTGGTCCCGCACGTCAGCACCCAACTGAGGATCGCCTCCTGTTGGGCCGTCCGGATCGCACAAGCCTTATCGAATTCGTCTGCGTTCTCGTAATCATCGCGGACGGGCGGATTGAGGTCGGAGATGCGACAGCCCTTGTCGTACTTGGATTCGGATGGGTACGAGCAGGCGGCCCCTTGGGACACGCGCGTGCTGATGATGGCGGACAGGTATGGGTCGAGGATCGAGAGTTCCCGCTGTTCCGGGTCCGATACTCGCCTCCACCCTTTGGTCCAGACGTTCTCGGTGATCTCGGAGTATTCACGGGTCGAGAACACGACCTTATTGTTGTCGTACTTTTCTTTGATGTCGGTGCGGACAGTCTGACTTTTGACAGTCTTGTTAAGGGGTTCTTGGCCACCCGATAGGCTTGACCGGAGCGTACTGACCATCAGATTCATG